GTTTTACTTTCTACTGGTTGGTTACCTATATATAACCATTCTTTATTCAAAAATACAGCAGAAGTTGTGTTGAGTTCATAAGAAGTTTCTTGTATTTTACATGTAGCATCTAAGTAAGTGGGCTTGACTCCACTACATGTATCATATTAGAATTAACTTAAATGACCTTAGTTCATAATTTTTAATTGTTTTTGATTAGAGAGGATTGATAACCCTAAGTTATCTCTATGGGTCTTTTCATGACCCTTCCAAATAACTGAAATCCTTTCCAATTTTGAAAATTTTGTATATATTTCATATTTCATACTTTTATAATTTCATTTTAAATTAAATTTAAACATATAAAAATTTTATATATATATATTTTTATTTCTAATTTAGAGAATACAGATCACCTTTTATGATAACATATGTGTTTATTCTTTGGAAAACTTTAGATATCCTTCTATAAGTTGATTAGATTGTATGGCAATGTTTAGATACTCACAGTGTCTAGCTATGTAATTATTCTTTAGCAATAATTTAGCTATTCCTGAGTTGCGACAACCTTAATCGTTGGTAGACGTCAAGATTGACTCTATTAGTTTTTCAAATCATAAATATATATATTATCCTCTAAATAAATTTTCTAGCTCTGTGGTGGTGTTAGAAATGGATCCGAGGTTACTATATGGAAATAATATGCATAACATTTTTTGAAGCCTGAAGGCTTAATATTTGAATAGATTTCACAGTGTTCTATAACACTATATAGAGGAGTGGATTCCTCTTTAAGCAATTAATCCAAACAAACTAAATTTAAAAAACAGTATGACAACAATTATTCTCGAAGTTATACTTTCCACCACCTTTATTTTTCTTGGACCAGTTGGCTGTGGAGCCGCTGGTTATTTTAACAAAACTAGAAAAGATAAAAATAAAAAATACAATACTCCATATACCATTTATAGACGTAGTAACAAGATTCATGTTGCTTCAATTCTAATTTCATGTTTTATGTTTAGTGCCTTTGGCACTGCAATGGCAGATGATGGATCAATTCAGGATTTCAAATTCGATATTGATTGGTGGTGTGAGATATTTTGCTTACTAGTTTATTCAATTGTTTATTTCAATTTGGCATACCTTATTCATTCAAGGAAAAGGAAAACTATATTTGAAATTCAATCTGAATATTTTGCTAAGGTGGGCAAAGATATTGAGAGCACCAGGGAGCGTAAATCTCGCATGCGTTGGCAATTTATTGAGAATAATCGTATTGAAGATTACGGAAAACGTATTAATTCAAAGGATTATGATAAGATATTACGTACACGTGCGCGAGATGCAGTTTGTCAATCATTATTGACAACTTATTCCGAAGAAAGTGAGTATTGGATTAAATTGTTAGAAGATACTACTATTCTTTTCAGCGCTTTGTATGCGTCCTCCAAAACTACACGTGATGGTAGACGCATATACAATAAAGCTGGAATTACTGTGGCTATTATCAATTTTCTTAAATTGAGAACTAATAAATCTTTTACATCTGGACTTTTCTCTACGTATCAAATGATATTAGAAAAGGCTTTGGTAGTAGATGCGGGCACAGAAGAAATTGTATCGGAAGAAGTGTATCAACGCTATTCCAGTGTTGATGCTGAAGATCAAGCTATATCCTTTCAACAGGGTGTAGGTAAGGCAAGGGAAATGTTAAATGATTACAAGGATTTGAAAAATTCAGCCCTGGTTACAAAATTATCACATTTCTTTTATTGCACTATTTCATTATCTATATTTGACAACATGAAGATGCCATTTAATATTGAAAATTTCACCGTTCTCGAAAGAGAGTTTATGAAGAAAAAATTTAATAAAAATACACCTTACATTGAAACATTTATTGATACAATTATATTTATCTGCGAAAAAGGATACCAATGCTATGTCACAGGTACTATTCAACCTATATATCATAATGATTCCACTTATGCTAAATGGGTTACTGATGCAATGCATATCAAGAATACTACTAAATATTTTCATACACCCGAATTGTATGAAGAAGATTTTGGTGAGGAATTCATTGAGACTGAATTTGCAAGGAAAATAAATGATGTGATCGAACAAGGTATCAACATATGTTCGTATGCTACTCAATTGAGTAAGTTCGAGTCTGATAAAGCTAAATTTCTATTAAATGAAATTCGGATGATTAAATTAGATCTGTATAGCAAGCGAGCATGTCGAGCTGGGCGTAAAGCTCCTTTCTCTGTATTAGTATATGGAGAATCTGGACACGCAAAAAGCACTTTTCAAGATATGATATATTATCATTCATGTAAACTTTTAAAACTTGATTCGGATATTTCGAACAGATTCACAATTAATCCTGCAGCCAAACATATGGATGGAATAACAGCTGGTGTACACACTATTTTAATAGATGATGTGGCAGCGAAGAATCCATCACTTGGTGAAGATGCGACTATAGATTATATTATTCAATTGTGCAATAATGTACCTTTTGTTGCTCCAATGGCGGCACTTGAAGATAAAGGTAAAGTTCCCTTCCGAGGAAAACTAGTTATCGGATCCACAAATGTAAAGCACTTGAATGCTCAATATTATTATTCACATCCAACTGCAATTCAGCGTAGATTCCCCTTTATTGTAAAACCAACTTTAAAACAACAATATATTGATAATCTTGGCAGAATTAATCAAGCAGCAATTCCAGAAGAATTGCCAGCTAATTCTTACCCTGATTTATGGGATATTGATGTATTTGAAGTTAAATCACGTTCATGTGAAACTTTAGGACAGACGGCAGAACACATTTGTATTGCCTCCAAATTGTCTCTTAAAGAGTTTCTTAAATTATATAATCGTACATTACTCCGACATGAAAATACACAATCCAAAGTTGAAAAACATATGAAAACAATGTCCGAAGCCGAATTGTGTGATTGTGGATTGCCAGCATTATTATGTGATTGTGAGAATCAGTCTAATATTCTGCAGCGTCTAGGTGCTTATTATCATATCAAGATGAGATTGGTTGCATCACTCTTCATTTTCATCTATGCCTTCACTCCATTACGAATCTTTTGTATGCGTTATCTAAATTCATATATGATGCGAATTATGAGTGGAGAATATATAACTTTCACTAAGTATATATTTAGTAATATTGGACGAAAAGTTCAGGAAAAGAATTTTAGATTACCTAAATTTATCCTTGGAGTGACTACTCTATTGACTATTGGAGCCATGACATCTAAATTGTACAATTTACACAATAGTTATAATAATGCAAATAATGAGAGCGACATTTCGGCAGGCATTATTCCTGAAAAAGAAGAAAATGGACGAGAAAACGTTTGGTATAAAAATGATTATGAATTAAGTAGATGTGATCTTTCTAAGGCAACTGATTCAACTCAATCCATGTCAGATGATGATTTCAATTCGTTGATTGGTCGTAACTGCGTTTTTCTTAATGTATCCAATTCAGAAAAAGTTTGCAGAACCAAAGCAGTGTGCTTAGGGGGTCGAACATATATTATGAATAATCATGCTGTATTACCAGGAGATAATTTAATGATAGAAATGATAACTCAATGCAGAAAACAAGGTGTAAATGAAAATCATAGATTTTCTTTATCTAAAGTATGTTTTCAGCGAGTAGAAGACACAGATCTATGTATAGTTGTATTCCCAGATATACCGCCAAAGAGAAATATTTTTAAATTTTTACCTATGGAGATTGTTCAATCTCGGTTACAAGCTCGTTATGTTTCAACATCTGATGAAGGAGAATTTATAGTCAATTCTATACCATTGGTTAATTTTGTGCCCATATTGAAGGTGGGTACTCATCCTAGACAAGATTGTTACATGGGTACACCTACTTCCGTTACACAAATTGGTGATTGTGGTTCAGCTTTACTGGCTAAAACAGCTCATGGTCATATTTTTTATGGCATACATTTTGCAAAAACCATTAAAGATGAAAGTGTCGCTGTGGCAATAAGTCAGAAAATGATATCACCTTATTTACAAGATGAGTACTTTCTTGTCCAATCTTCATCATTCGAATATTTATCAGCAGAAGGGTATCCTAGAGAATTGAAATCTTTAGATAAAAAGTCAGTCTTTCGATATCTAGAAACCGGTGTTGCCCGAGTATATGGTTCTTTTGCAGGCTTTATACCAAGAGCAATATCTCAGGTGTGCACCACACCAATGGCCCATTATTTGCGCAATACGTATAATATTAAGTATGGTGCTCCAATCATGTCTGGTTGGGAGCCTAAACGAATTGCTGCCAAAGAAATGGTTCGACCAGTTACTGAATTAGATGAAAATATATTAAATATCGTCACTGAACAATTTGAAAAAGATATAATTTCACGTTTACCAAAAGGAGCTTTAAATATGTTGACACCCTATGATATTTTTACTAATGTCAATGGAGCTGCTGGAGTAGCTTATGTTGATAAAATTAACAGGAATACTAGTGCTGGTGCACCATATAGGAAAAAGAAGAAAATCTTTATGACAAAGATTGCACCTAAACACGGTATGCAAGATCCTGTAGAATTGGATGATTTGATTCTAAATCGTATGAAAGATATGGAAGTTAAAATGGCTAAAGGTGAGCGAAGCTATCCTGTATTTACAGCAGTATTTAAGGATGAAGCAGTATCATTTGCTAAAATCCAAAAGAAGAAAACTAGAATCTTCACTGGCGCACCCTTAGAGTTCACACTCTTGGCTAGGAAGTATTTCTTGAGTGCTATACGCTTGATTCAAAATAACCGTTTTGCCTTTGAAGCAGGACCAGGAACTATAGCTCAATCTCTAGAATGGCAAGAAATCTACAATTATCTTATTGCTCATGGTTCAGATAGAATTATAGCTGGAGATTATGCTAATTATGATAAACGTATGTCGGCTCAAGTAATGTTAAAAGCTTTTAAGCTGTTAATTCGATTAGCAATTTTATCAGGAAATTTTTCTGAAACTGATATTAATATAATGTGGGTTATTGCTAATGATACATCTTTTCCTTTAGTAGATTTCTTTGGTGATTTAGTAGAGTTCTATGGTAGTAATCCTTCCGGACATCCTTTGACAGTTATCATTAACTCTTTAGTTAATAGTATATATATGCGCTATGCATATTACATGCTTAATCCTAACAAAGAGTGCGTAACTTTCACTTCTAATGTAAATTTATTTACATACGGTGATGATAATATCATGGGTGTAAGTAGAAATATTTCTTTCTTTAATCATACTTCCATTTCAGAATATTTTGCTACGCTAGATATGACATATACAATGGCAGAAAAGGAAGCACAGAGTGTTCCTTTCATCCATATTGGTGAAGCTTCATTTCTAAAAAGAACTTTCAGTTATGATGCAGATATTGGTGCAATTGTTGGCAAACTAGATCATGATTCTATTGAGAAGATGTTGATGGTTTGGGTCAAAAGCAAAACAATTGTATGGCAAGAACAAGTAATTGCAATTATTACCTCAGCCAACATGGAATATTTCTGGTATGGTAAGAAAATGTATGAGGAAAAACAAATAATGTTTAGAAATATCATGAAAGAATTAAATATTGAAGATTGGGAAGTAGAATCTACTCTTCCAACATGGACTCAATTGAATGAAAGATTCTGGAATGCATCTAAACACATTGTGGCTGAAAACCAAAGTCATATTGTTAGTATCAGAAAGGGTGTAATTATTCCATCCGATATTATGAATCATATATTATCTTTCAACCGTCAACCATTATTTTTCCACACATTTATCGATGCTATCAATTATGAGGTTGAGTATATAGAGGTAGTGGCTAACTGGTACAACTCTTTCCCTAGAGAAAATATATTTAATGATTTGATTGAAGTTCGTGTAAGGAGAGAACATTTTCGAAATGTCATTTTCTGGAACAAAGTGAGAACATACTGTACATTATTTTTAAGTACCTTCGCAATATCGTTTTTCATTACATTAGTGTCGTATGTAAACTCAGTATGGGCAAAAGTTATAGTATATATACTTTTATTTTATGTGGCTCTTTTGGTTATGATCTACCTGCTTGCAGGTTTATTAGCTCGTCTGCATAGACGTTAAACCTGCATCATGGGCTTGAGCATGTTAAGTCCTATAAACCAAAAAACATGTATGCATTTATATATACTGCATATTTATATGATTTTATTATATGTATTTACCTTAGATATGAGCGTGGATATTTGCATTATACCTACCTGAGCGATCCTCAAAATCTCTATTTAGAGATGGTTTGGTTGGTAGCCTATTACATATAATTCGGGTTTGAGCTTTGAGTTGAACTCATTCCTTAAATAATTGACTCACTGAAAATCAAGCTATTGGGTACGAGGTATCCAACGTCGGGAACGCGGCTCCAGACGTAACACCACAAGCCGACGCTAATCAAACTCAAGTTACTGTGAAGTTTGCTGATGAAAATGCTGGAGAGTCCATTGCGTACAATCCTATTACTGATAATTCATATTATGATGCATATATGGCATCAACAGAGTTAGCATCTTTTCTGAGTAGACCAGTTGAAATATCAACTATAACTTGGGCTCCAGGAGCTACTTTATCAGCTTCTATCAAACCATGGATTGGTTTCTTCAATAATCCTAACATAAGAAATAAGATTGAAAATTACGCTTATTTAAGTTGTAATTTGAAAATTAAAATCATGATAAATGCTTCTCCATTTTATTATGGAGCAGCCTTATATTCTTATGAACCAAGAGAAGATCTTAATCCTGGAAAATTGGGTACTGGTTTGGGAGATCAAATTAATATAGGTCTTTCACAACGTCCTCATGTGTGGGTCTACCCACAAAATTCACAAGGTGGTGAAATGACTTTACCATTCTTTTATGAAAAGAATTGGTTGAGAGTCACAGAGTATGATGATTTTAATACAATGGGTGATATTATTATAACATCTCCAGTTGCACTTATGAATGCAGGGACAGCCACTTCTTCTATTACAATACATGCAGTGTGTTGGGCAGAAGATGTTCGTGTCTGTGGACCTACAGTTAATGCTGCTCTTCAATCTGATGAATATGCTATTAAGGATGGGGTTATATCTAAGCCAGCAAGTGCTATTGCAAGTGTTGCCAGTAAATTAGTGAATACACCAGTTATTGGAACCTATGCTCGTGCGACTGAAATAGGTGCTGGTGCTTTGGCGGATGTTGCACGTGTATTTGGATATACAGACCCACCAGTGATTGAAGACTCTAAACCAATCAAGAATGTACCATTTCATGGAATGGCTTCTCCAGATATTAGTCAACCTATGGAAAAACTATCTGTTGATTGCAAAAATGAGTTAACCATCGATCCTAGAACAGTAGGTCTTGGAGGTCACGATGAACTTTCTATTGCTTACCTTGCACAAAGAGAGAGTTATTTAACAACTTTTGAGTGGGCTGACACGAAAGTGGTAGGTGATATATTATTTACTGGTCGAGTATTACCGAATTATTTTGATGTTACGGGTACTATAAATACCAATAATGCAAAATATAGTTTTACTCCTCTAGGAATGATTAATCAATGTTTTAGATATTGGCGGGGCGATATTATCTTTAGATTTAGATTTATTGCTTCCCAATATCATCGTGGTCGAGTGCGTATATCTTGGGATCCTCATGCAAATTTAAACACTTCTGGCGCTACTTTAACTACCAATTTTAGTCGTATTGTCGATATTGCTGAAGAGTATGATGTAGAGGTGCGTATGAATTACAATCAAGCTACAGCTTTCTTGAAATGTCAGCAAGATTGGTCAGCATTGAATTTTAATGCAGGTACTGCTGTGGCTTCTCATGTTGAAGGCGAGACTAATGGTATGTTCAATATTAGAGTTTATACTGTACTATCATCGCCCAAAGCAGCGACACCTGTGAAAGTTATGGTTTCTGTGCGAGGTGCTGAAAATTTAGAATTCGCCAATCCAATGGACCTTTCTACAAAATTTTCTTATTTTGAAGTTCAATCTGATATCTCTGATTTATCTTTTCATAGTGATAATTCAAATCTGCGATATGTGTGTGAGATATGTAAATATGAATTCCCTAAAAGGAGAGTCAGGTGGTATCAGAAAATTTGCAATTGGTGTTCTAAAAGTAAGTGTTCCAGCAATATTGATGTTGTATATGTTGATGCTCAATTGCAATCAGAAATTACAGTTCAAGATATGGTTACTGGATCACCTCAGGCACCTCCTGAGAATAATCAGGTGTATATGGGAGAAAAAATTGTTTCATTTCGACAACTTTTGAGACGATCAGTTTTAGCTCGCATTGAAACATTCGATACTCAGACTACTGGCAATTGGTTGTTGGATTGTATTCAAGGCCGAT